AACGACAATAGTACGTATATTGACGCTGGTGACAATGTCACTCTGCGTTACTTTGCAGTTGGAACCGCGCTAGAAGCGTAAACACTTATGACTCTACGCTGTCAAGACTGCGGCATACCGTTGAAGAGAGTTCGACCTCAGGGTCGGGCACCCAAATACTGTGCGCCTTGTCGTAAGAAAAGACAGGATGAGTTCAAGAAAAGGAGTAAATGATGGCTGCTGCAACTTCAGTAACATCTTTCATCACTGTGCATGGCCCGATCAAGATTGAGTGGGTGACCTGCACGATGGCGTCCGACGGCGATGACTATGCGAGTAAGCTCGTTACGCCGAAGTTTGCTGTCGCGAATCTAAATGATACCGGTACTGCTAACTGCGTCACATCTATTTCGGGTAAAACCGTTACGGTCGTGAATGCGGATATCAGTGCGAGTCTGGTGCATTTGATTATCGTTGGACACTAAGCAACACAACAGAAACACTATTCCTGGGAGAGGATAATGAAGCTACCTACTACGCTACGCCCTAGTAACTCGACATACAGAGAATGCAAAGCCGGGAATGACTTTCCTTCTTGGTTCATGGATAATCTGAAATCAATCGATGAGAAGCTGTACATCGTGTACCACCCGTTTCGTATGATCTGGGATGACATGATGAACCAGTACGAGGGCGAGCTAGAGGATCCTCGCTTCACTATCCACCGGGAACACGGTGAAGAGTGTTGGGGCTTTGTCACCACATATGGTGATGGAGCCCCTATCCCCGAAGGGGCTTGGCACGTGTGGCGGCTCTGTGAGCCTCACGGCTGGGCACATGTGGTTAGAGTAGAGTCTAAGGACGATGAGTACCTTCGGTTGATGGTCGACAGACTACACACCCAGGCCTGCTTCCGTGAGCGCTACGGGGACATCGCCTGGAACAGGAACATGGATGCTGAGCAGACCCTGGCCCAACAGGCGAAACAGGACGCTCATCAAGAGGGCTTCGAAGCCGTACAGGAAGAAAACTCATGGCTAACGAAGACCGCCCGAGACAACATGGCCCGTGGAAAGACAGCACCTACCAATCCGACGATTGAGAAGGTGGTGAGCTACGCTGGCCAGAAGAACCACACCGCTACGTCGCGGCCGCTTGAAGACGCGGACGTGGGGCTAAAAGGAATCGAAGATCTTTGACTCCTCATGAAGGAGACCGAGCATGGCAGCACAACTGACTGGAACCCTAGCCAACTTCATCGTTAGGGTTCGTAGATACATTGGTGAGGAAACAGCGGCCAAGAGTTATTGGAGCGACGATCTCATCAAGCAGGTATTCAACGCGAACTATCGAAGGAGATGTTCCGAACTTGCCATGGCTTACGAGGGGTACTTCACCGTGGTCGCCACCCGCGACACGGTATCCAATCAAGAGCGATACGCGTGGCCCTCCAACTTCGAACGCCTCCTCAGGATGGAGATGGTTCGAACCAACGGGTCAACTGTGCCTATCCAGCGTGCGGAACGCCACTACCACTCCAAGGCTGCACCGGGGACCAGTGGTGATACCTACCACCCCAACTACCGTTCCATCGGTAGTGGGTTCGTCCTTGAGCCCGCCCCCATAACGGGTGTCGCAGGCCAGCTCCGGATGGAGTACATACAGACCCCTGTAGAGCTGACGGCTGACGACGATTCACTTCACTCAGACTTCCCCACCATGCTGGACGAGCTGCTCGTTCTGGACACGGCGGTGAGTCTGTTTGACCAAGAACAATCACAGGAAGAGGGCAGAGTGAGAAGCCTAATTCGACAACGTGCCGAGTGGGAGTTGACCTGGGAGCGATTCATCGATAACCGAATGATCTCCTCCAACAAGGTCACACCCTTCAGAACGCACTACAACGACGCCTGATGGGTGGTCGAGAGAACATCCCGTTCCTTGATATCAAGGGATTCCAGGGGCTCTACACCAAGAGCACCCCTGAACTGCTGCAAGCTGAACAGCTTCAGATTGCCCAGAACTGTGACTACTTCGAAGAGTACGGCGCTGTCTCCAAGATCCGCGGCAGCTCCCGCGTACTCAACGAGACCTACAAGGAAGGGGGAGTCACTAAGAAGATTTCCTGGGTGGGATTCTACAAAGCCCCTGACCTCGACGGTACCATCCTGCGGCACACACTCGTAGCCGCTGGTACCAGCATAGGTAGGGTAGAGAACGGACAGGTCACCAAGCTGCTCACCGGCAGGACCCCTAACCTGTACCACCAAGCCACCATGCAAGACTCCCTCCTGTACATCTCCAACTACAACCCAGAGCGCGTTGGAGAGGGTGACCAGATGGTCAAGTACGACGGGTCTGTCATCACCAAGTGGGGCATCGACCCTCCCGGCGCCGAGTCCAACATCATCGACGCTTTTGATCTCGCCGCATCGTGGGAGTCCAACGCCTGCGTCCTGTCCGATCAGACCAACGCCGTCGCTGGCGACGTTACGTGGGATGGGGATGCTATACGCGCGGACCATGAGTTCTACACCACCGACACTTTCAGCATAGAGAAGGCACACCAAGAGTTCTACCCCCAGGGAGACACAAGAGCTAACGAAGACGCGATACGAGATCGCGTATCATTCTTCACCTACATCCCTCGCGGGACACTGACCGCCTCCCTCACCAATCCGACGAATGCCGGGTTCAAGACAAGCGGCCCTGCCCTGTCGGTGTTTGTCAGTCCTGATGGCGAAACAGTTGAAGACAACAACTGGCAGTTCGACTTCACTCAGGGATGGTTGGTTGAAGGATGGAACAAGATCAACCTAGACTTCGCCTCGGGGAAACCGGGTGCAGCACGAACGATCAACACGCCGCCGGGACAGACAACGGGGACCTTCTACCCCGAAACGAACTCAATTAAGCGCACGCGCTTTGAGTTCTATATGTCTACGGCTCAAACGACTATCAACGGGCTCAGGGTGGACCGCTACGAACGCTTCGATGAAGGAGCGCCAGTCGCTTCGCCGTCGGGAAGCGGCGATCTTACGGGTATTTACAGTTACAAAGTTGTTTATGTTAGTAAGTATGGTCAGCTTAGTAATACTGGTCCTAAGAGTGTTGATGTTACTGCGGCTAGTAACGCCCAGATCGACCTCACGCGGATCCCTGTCTCATCTGATACGCAGGTGGTGGCGCGGAGACTCTACCGAACGGTAGGCAACGGGTCGGTGTGGCTGTTCCTTGACGAGATCCTTGACAACACCTCTACTACGTACACGGATGTCATTGGGGATGGGGGCCTCAGTAACGAGACCGCCCCGCAGGCAGGTGACTACGCTGACGACAACTCGATCCCGCCCAAGTGCGGCATCGTCAAGGCATGGAAGAAGACCATCTTCCTGGCTGGTGACCCGCAGAACCCGTACACCCTGTACTACTCTGAAGACGACGAGGGCGAGAGCTTCCCGTTCATCAACGCCCTGGAGCTGGACGAGAAGATCACAGGCATCTACGAATCGTACTCCGGATTGGTTATCGAGACTGAGACTGGGAAGTGGCAGCTCATCGGGAGCAACCCTGACTTCTCCCTGGACAAGATCATCCACGGCGTGGGCTGCGTGGGCCGTAGGGCCTGCGGCACGGCGCGCACCGTAGGGTTCTCAGTGGACCGGGACGGGATGCGGATCTTCGACCTCGCCGAAACTAAGAAGATCAGTGAGCCCATCCGTGACAAGTACGATGACGACCTCAACAAGTCCAACATTGAGCTAGTCCACGCGGTACACCTGAGATCTAGGAACTGCATCTTGCAATTCAACCCCGATGCCGCGGGGAACTACACCTCCATCTGGGCGTATCAGTACGTCATGGACGCCGTAGAGGCAGGGTACTGGTCTACAATCGTTACCCCCGCAGGGGCCAACCTCAACTTCCTCGACGCCGAGGAGATCGAGGACTCCAACGGTGCGTTCAAGCTGTACGCTGGGGGCGCTGACGGCATGCTGTACCACCTGTTCGACACCTCATCCAAGAACTGGGTGGACGCAGACGGTACAACGTACGCCATCGACATGAAGGTCCAGACCCCGTACATGCGGGTAGGGTACCTAGGAGCCGAGGTCGAGCAAGCCTCTGGTAGGATCAACCCCCACACGCTGGAGCTTAGGGTAGGTGCCGACGATGCCTGCATCTGGACCGCTACGGTAGAGACTGCAAGGGGCATCACGCAGACCTTAGCCACGGACTCTAGCACGCTCAGTATGGAGTTCGGTACGAACAACTCACTCATTAGACAGAGGGTACCTTCTGCGAGTTCTACACCAGCCGAGTACGTCAGGCTGACGTTGCAGAACGCGGAGTTGGATGTCTATACAAAGCTGCTGGCGGCAAGGTTCTTCTACAAGGTCCAGCCTGCGTTGTTTGAAGAAATCCCTGTCGATAACACGACTTCGTAATGTCCCAGGTAACCAATCCAAACCTGAATTCTCAGGTGCGGCTGAAGCGGTGGCCCCCTGCGAGAGTCGCGCAGCTCAAGCTGTTCCTCGGCCACCTAGAGCAGGCCGTCGGGGTGTCCCTCGCCTCGCAGGTGGAGCAGTCTCCCAAGCGCAAGTTCTCTGAGTTCATCCCGAAGATCGTCCCACAGGATGTGACGGTCGACGTGTCCTACCGTGAGGTGAGGATCACATTCGAAGAGCCCAAGGGGATGAGGAACCTGCTGTTCTACGAGTACGACATCAGTGCGACCGAAGGCTTCTTCAACATAGACCGCTTCAACTCCCCAGAGCCCTTCTTCATCTGGCCGAATCTAACCGAGGGGATTACCTACTACCTCCGGGTGAGGGTCGTGACAAAGAACGGAGAGGTAGGCCCTTGGTCAGACACCGAAGCTGCTACCACTCCGTACACCCAGAACTTTGGGCTGTACGATGGCACAGAACAGGAGTTCATCGTAAAGGGACCGGCTAGCAATGCGTTCTACCCGTGGCTACCTGTGTGGGAAAGGACGTATAACGCCATTGGTGGGAAGGTGTACTACGCAGTGGACTACGAGGTGGAGCCTGCGCGCGAGTGGGGTGGGGGATCCTACGGGAGCGGAGGAGCAGGGGGCGGAAACATCGAGTGGTGTGACCTCGCCTTCAAATGGATGGAGAAGCTAGAGGGGGAAGACCAGTGGGCTCAGAAGGGACAGACCTTCTTCACTACTACCTATTCTACCATGAAGAACTATGGCAACTCAGGCTTCTACACCTTCAACGTGCTTACGGGCGGGTACAACGCGTATCCATGGCCTGATCCTGAGAATCCTGACTACGCTGCAGGCCTTCGTCTGCCAGGGCAGTGGACGCTCCCTAGGAGGGGTACCTTCGTACAACAGCTCCGTACGATTACTGCCGGAACCCACAAGTTCAGGCTAGAGTGCAGGGTACTAGAGCACAACACCGCCGTAGGTGATGAGGGGGGTAGGTACCCCAATGACTTTGTACCTGTACTAGGAGACAAGGGTGAGAATGGATCTAAATTCAAGTACGGGGCTAACGTTCGCGTCAAGGTAAAGAACTTCAACATCTTTGAAGCTCTATTGGATACGTAATGGCTGGTGAATTTCTAGGCGGATTCTCAAAGTTCTTCACGAACCTAACCAAGGGTCAGCGGCAGGAGCTGGACCGTGCGTTCGCGGATATCCAGAACTCCAAGGAGATGACCAGCCTCGATACCTCAGCCCAGAACCTAAGGCGGAAGCCTGATCAGCTGCTCCCTATCCCCCAGCTCACGACTTTGTCCACTACTAGAGGGGCAACAGTCTCATGGGTGGCGCTGCCTGACCAGAGGATCAACTTCTACGAGATCGACATCTCAACCTTCAGCAACTTCGCATCGAAGACGCTGGTCACTACGTTTGGGTTGGACATCGTACTGGATGGGCTGCTGGTTACGAAGTACGTAAGGGTCCGGGGGGTGCGACGGGACGGGACTACAACCCCCTATTCGCAAGTCGCCGTCGTTACCCCTGAGTCCTTCTCGATTAAGTCACGCGTCGTTGAATCGTTCTACGTCAACCTGACAGGTACAGACACACACTCAATACTGGGAGGTAGCGGTACCGTCATGGAGTACGCCCCCATCAACCCAGACAGCAACAGCATGGTTTGGGGCTTCCTGACTGCGTACGGAGACCCAGGTACCGCTATGAAGGGTGAGAGTGACATCCTCGTAGCGGTCTACGTTACCAAGAAGGACTCCAACGGCAACATTCTCTCAGTTGAGGAGGTGTGGAGGCTGTCGCTAGGAGAGTACTGGAACTCTCTCAGCATCGGACCCTTTGTAGTAGGGCACCCCCCACTAGGGGGCACCATCACCATCGAAGCATATGGTTCCGACGGGACCACCGACGAGAATGGCGACCCCCGGACGGTAGGTGATAACACCACAATCGAGTGGTGCCACTTGAACGTACTAGAGGTAGGTAGCAACTAATGGCTAGACGAAGAAACGCAATCGTCCATAGGTTCGCTAAGATGCGAGGGCTCCCTCCCGAAGAGAAGGCCCTGTTGCTGAGAATCGGCGACTTGATGGATGTGGCGTTGAATAACCGCCAAGCAAGTAACCCCTTTGAGCCCCGGCGAAACAAGCCGAGCCGTGTAATCTACCCCCCTACGGGGTTAGCAGCAGCTACTGGGATCAAGGCGGTCAAGCTAACGTGGAACGCTGCGAACTCCGACGAGCACCTCCGATATGAAGTCGAGGTACGGAACATAGCTACGGGCAACACCGAAACAAAGTCTAGCTTCACTCACAACATCACCTACTACGGGGTAGGAGGGGAGTACGAGGCTAAGGTCTGGTCCGTAGGACGGAATGGTCGTTCTCCTGATCCTATAAAGATCACGTTCAACATTGGCGCGGATGTCATGCAGCTTGAGGGCGCTAAGATAGGGGCTGATGAGCGAGGCACGCTGATACAGGACGATATCCTCCACCTGTCGGGATATAAGATCTTCGTATGGGGTGCGGTGGTCATTGATGAGTACATCGCTGGCAGCGGTAACCCTGAGATTGCCTTCAAGTTGTGGCGGAAGAGGGGCGATGATGCTGAATTCATTAACGATGCGGAAGCACCTCTAGAGCTGGTAGAAACCATTACGATGTACCCAGCGACAGAAGACGCATCCAACCTTAGTGATTCTGCTCTCGGTGGACAGATAGGGTACGTTAGGTTCCCACCCTACGTCGCAAACACGCGGCCCGGTAGCTTCGGTACTTCACAGTCCGTGATGTTCTCTCCGATTCCAGTAACCGCAGATGAGGTAGATAAGGTGTATACGTACTTCCTCCAAGCTGTGGGTCGAGAGGTGCAGTCTGACGAGGTAAGCCTCTCCATCACCATCTGGGGGGGTTCTGAAGGCGCGGCTGTGGCGATCCCCGGAGA